ACGAGAAAAAAGAAACCAATATACAGATTATCAAGATTATTGGATTTCTTTCTCTCGACATTCAAAATGTCAACAGATATCATATCTGAATCTTCAAGAATGGAACACCAAATCATCAGGAGAGTGTCTACTGGAGCTGAAGTCAAGGCAGTTCTGCCTGCGACTGAAGCTCAGGCCACTTATCCTGCAGATGGGATGGCGGACGGGGCGATGCCACTCATCATTATTGAATTCCAAGATCTAACTGCATCGGAAATCAAGCAGATGATCCTCGCTGGAATTCAAGAGAGGAGACTGGATGCGGATATCGTGGTCCGCTATCTCTGTGAGGTTATCCAACACTGGGACGAAGTTAACAATAATGAGATCTGGACATCCTTTGGAATCGAGTTGGCCAAAATTGGGCAAGCGGTCAACCCCCTCAGCCTGCTGAGAGTTCGCTATGGAGGAAGGGCAGTCCCAGACCTCGCAGTGGCCCAAGGCCAGGCTGATGTTCAAGACAAGGCCCTTGTGATCCTGTTGTTGGGGATCTATCGAGTGGCATCTATCACAAACGATGCGTATAAAACACGCGTCATGGATGCAATACAGCAGCAGGCCTTAGAGGCAGATCCTAAAATCCAGCTTAACATCAGAGTACTAGCTGGCAATAAACATTTGCTGTCCAATCCAAATTATCTCAGAATGGTGGCAGCAATTGACATGTTCTTTTACAGATTCAAGGAATCTGAGAGAGCAAATGTCAGAGTCTCAACTCTGACATCCAGGTTCAAAGACTGTGCAGCTCTGTCAACATTTGCTCATGTCGCATCATTCACTGGATTAACCCTCAGTGGAGTGCTGGATTGGGTGTTCACGGAGACTGTCGCAGCTGAAGTGGAGAAGATGATGAAACCAGGCCAAGAGATTGACAAAGAGGCATCTTACATGCCTTATTTGAAAGACATGGGACTATCCAAAGTGTCTCCTTACTCTGCCACAAAGAATCCAGGATTCCATACATGGGGACAATCGGCCTGCGCCCTCATGGGATCCATCAGATCACAGAACGCCCTGCGAGCTTCGGAGGACAATTGGCTGAACCTCAAGCTCAACGCTGAAATCATGGCGTTCGCCCTGGGAACATCTGCAGAGCTGGTGAAGGCTTTTGACATCGGAGGCAACACTGATGACCAAGACGATGGAGGAGCCCCTGAGGGTGAGCCGAACCTGGCAGAAGATGCTGGAATGCCCAAAAAGAGAGATGCCATGGAGTGGTTCATGTACATGGAAGGCAGAGACTTTAAGCTGACAGAGGAAATGAAAGAAGGACTGAGGAGAATGGCTGGGAATATCAAGAACCCAAGGCCTGGAACCATCGGTGATCTGCTGAAGCACCAAGCTTTGTGAGCAATCCTCGAGTCAGGAGAAATGAAATAATATGTTATTGTGCTACATGAATATGGTCTCAACTGACCGCTTTATTGTGAGAATATGGAGGAGCATTAATTACTTTAGGGTCAATAAGGTGATGGGATATGAAAAAAACTTTAACAGATATCATGGCAAAACCAACTTTCCAGATATCTTATGATCTTGAGAAGCTGGCTACCAACTTTGAGGAACTCAATTTAGCTGAATTGAAGCGAAATGGAGAGGACCCAGATGATCCCTTGGTGTGGAAACCATCCCCTGACCTCCTGCCTTATGCAGCATCTCCGGAAGCAGAGGAGTATGAACAGGGAGAGCAAGAAATGGAGTGTACTGATGAATATACTCCTGCTGACTCTTCCTGGACAGCAGAGGTCTCAAGACCACCAATCCTCCCGGGATATACGACCCAGCCCAGATGGTTTGGACCTGGAGTGACAGCAGAGACCAAGCCAATCATATTGGAAGAGTTGGCTAGTGTCTTACAGCAGATCGGAATCAAGCTGATTTCAGCTGCTCCTTCTGCGGATGCTAATTATTATCTGTTATACCCTAATATACACATGAGTCTGATGGCCCCAGGAGTCCTTGAGAGTGGGAGACCACTACCTCCCTGTCCAGCTCCAGCCGAAGCACCCAAACCACCCGCCGCGCCAGCCCCAGACCCGCCAAAAAAGTCACCTCCTGCTCCAAGGCAGCCCGCCCCCGCCCTGGTAGAGCAAATCCCGACTGGGCCGATCTTTGATGATGATGATGTCAGAGCTGTGCTCTGGGCTTCTGGAATAAGGGTAGTTGAGAAGAAGACCAACAAAACAGCTATCCTCAAGCCATGTGCCTTGGGCTGGATGATAGACGATTGGCTGCAAGTAGACATCGGGGCGGAAACAGACGTTGCTGAAATCTTTAAGAAGATGTTGGCGAAAACTCCCAGCCGGAAACTGATGATGTACAAGTACATCCCTCTCGAGGTGATTCGGTAAATAGTGCTATCTTAATAATCCAAATTAAATAAGTATATTATGACGATTCAAATTATGATTTTTATTCTCATTTCTTTTATACTTTAATGGTGTCAAGGGGATATGAAAAAAACTTTAACAGATATCATAGAATATCCACGAAAGATGCCTCTGTTTAAGAAGAGCAACAAGAAGTCGACTATTAAGCCATATCAAGCACCTCCGCCATACTCGGCAACCGCACTCACTCCGAGTGCTCCGATGGCCCTGCCTGACAGTGACTACGGAATCAAAACAATGATGGTGGAGTTGGACTTCAAAATCACATCCAGCATCGAGCTTAAAACGATTGGCAAGATTTACCAAATTGCGCAATACATGCTAGATGAGTATACAGGCCCTATTCGGAGTAAGCCTCTGTATATGGGCCTGTTCCTCGCATCATGCCACAATGCCATTAATCCATCAATGGTCCATGGAAAGTGGCATTATGAGATACAGTTTAGGGGCCCAGTAGGATTCAATCTGGCAAACAACACACCCCTAGACTGGGTCTGTAACCCGGTTGCCATCTCTTATGAGTGCAACACTCCCGAACGTTCACTGGTCAGCTACACCTGCAATATGCGCCCCACAAGGATGACAGGATCATCTTTCGAGAAGATGTTCCACGGTGTGTTAGTGCACCCCTCAGCTGAGTCTGTTTTTGGAATTTTCCAGATAGCAGAAGCAGAGGTCCGAGGAGAAGACATTGTATTCATCCTGAAAGATCCTGGTCATAGCTGGCATTAATAAAATCAGATCCCATTAACTCACAATCTACAAGTGACCGACACCACGAGTCTTATTCCCTGAAAGAGCCTCATGGCATCAATCACCTGCAGATCATAAGCCAATCGGATCCGACTCTATCAATGCAACATTCACATTTTCTTATATATTTAGCACGTCTTTTGCTTCTAAATGTGCAAGCTTACAATCTTGTCATCTGCCAATGCAGCGAACTAGCCTTTATGCATATCGATGATTATATGTGTATCCTTAACTATTAATCAATGGTGTTGGTGGTGGTTATGAAAAAAACTTAACAGGTTTCATCATGAAATTGATCATTGCACCTACGTTGATCTCCCAGGCGATTGGTTACCCACTGTTTGTTCCGATCAGACTTCAAGGATGGCATGATGTTAAACTAGATACTCTGATGTGTCCCAGTTATGCATCTGAGCTGAATAAGGAGGCCGCTTGGCCACAGATTGGATTGAGACATCTCGCTGCGACAGATCATTATGAAGTAAAAGGGACAATCTGTCATAAGACCACCTGGGTGAAAACTTGTGATTTCAGATGGTATGGACCTAGATATATCACGACCAAGATTTCGTACGCACCTGTAACCGGACTAGAATGTCAACAGGCAATAGTCAAAGCATCCAAAGACGAGCTAGAGACACCATACATGCCAGAAGATAACTGCAATTGGGCTACAATCAGTGATAATGAGAAGACATTTATCACCGTCCAAAAGAGCAACATCTTCATGGACCCTTACAACATGGTCTATGTAAGCACAGTCTTAAAAGGAGGAAGATGTGCAAGTACCGTTTGCCCACTCGAGATGCATGGAGGAATTTGGATACCCAGTGAGGCACCCAGGGAGAGTTGCAAACTGGGCAGCAGCATCACCAGCCACATCAATCCCAACAATGCATCTAGGTTAGTAACAGAGGCAAGTTATTTGGTCACAGAATATCGTCGACAACTGCCGTTCTTAGGAGCTTGTAGGATGTCAATGTGCGGAGAGGTAGGAATGAGGTTTAAATCCGGAGAATGGTACAAGATTGAGTCAAGCGACGGACGGGTGCTGTCCTTTATCGCTAGTGTTCCAATGTGTGATGGAGAGCTGACTGTCTCCATCCATGACAGCTCAGCTACGTATCACAAATTGAGCCAGGAAATCCTTGATCTGTCCGCACAAATCGCTTGCATATCCGAATTGCGAAGAGCCAGAGAGAAGAAGGCAGTTAGCAATTACCTCTTGAGTTTTCTAACACCAAATCATGGAGGGTTCGGGACGGCATACCGGGTGCTCAACGGACAGTTGCAAGCTTCTAAGGCCACCTATGTAAGAGTGAAACTCGGTGCTCTCTCCACCGCAACAAATTGGGGACAACTAGATGACGGCAGTGCATACTCTTCAGAAGATGTCACTGGCGAGATAGTCAATGGACCTCTATTCAATGGGAATCGGATGGACAATGGGACTCTTAGGGTCGTTCAGAATGCAATATTGGGCCAGACACTAGAAGATGAAGATTTGTATGAACACTCAGCAAAAGAGATTCTCCATCCGCATCTGACAATCCTAAGCAGTAATGAATCAGACGTGCTGTCTGCATTCCGTCCAGTAGGTGCCCAAGGCGATATCATACATGCGGTGGGTGAGTGGGTGGGAACTGGAGTGGGTGGATTTATCCATACTATTGTCTATCTGGTGATCCTCTGTGGCATCATTTTTCTCCTTTACAGATGCTTGCCATATTTTCTGAAAAAACGAAAATCACAATCGACAAGTCAGATGACTCCTCAAATGATCCCTTTGCAGCAGTATCAATTTGTTCCCTAAAGGACTTGTGTTGATTAAACCATTGTTCTAATCTTTATTACAAGTTCTTAAATGGGTGATTATCTTTTTTTATGATATATTATCTGGGTGATGGGTTGATAAAGTGGGTATGAAAAAAACTTTAACAGTGATCATGGATTATTCTCAAGAATATGTCAATGATTACGATGATCCATTTGCGGAGTACGAGGCCTTCTCGAACTTTCAAGATTTTTTTGAAAAAGGGAGACCATTGAATCAGAAAGATTACAACCTGAATTCTCCGTTGATCGGAGATGAGATTGACGCATTTCTCACGTACATCAAAACACACAGTATCTCTGCGAGATTTGTGAGAAACAAGAAAAGATGGGATCTTTACAAAGAGCATGTACTGTACCCTCACTCGATGATCCAAGACCACACAGTTATACATCAATGGTTAGGGAATCATTTGCTGAATATGCAACAAACACAAGAATATAAAACTTTGGTGAGTCATGTAAACGAAATGACGAGATCGGCAGATGAGATACTTCAACCTTTTTTAAAGGGATGGAAAGGTGAGTCCACATCACCAACTAGGAAAGACCCCAATTTGTTACAACATACAGGTCTGGAGTATGGATCAGGATTTCTCGGCTGGCACAAAGTCACACTATTGATGAATAGTCAGACAAGATTAGAAAGAGAAAATCTAATAACATCTGGGTTCCAAGGCCTGGAATCTGTTCTAGAATCAGATGATTTATGGATAGGGAGAATCAAAGATCCATGTATTGGTACTTGGATCATCACTGATAATCTAGTCTGGAGCGACAAAAGTGGAATTCTACTAGACAAAAATACAGTCATGATGATCAAAGATACCCTGATAGGCCGCATTCAGACGCTATTGAGCTTAATAAATCGAGAAGACAAGAAATTTGATGATCAGACGCCCAAGAAACTCTACAATCTATACAGATTAGGAGACAAAATGCTCAAGAACAAAGGGGATGACGCCTATGAGGCTATTAAGATGCTGGAACCAATGTGTAATCTCCAATTATCTAAACTGGCACATGAATATCGTCCTCTCATCCCTGACTTCCCTCACTTCGAAAACCATGTGAGGAGAACATGCGGTGACCTATCACAAGAGCACCCAGAAGTCTTAGAAATACTAGAGCTAGTGTTGTCATTAAGAAATGTAGAAGAGGTACTTCTCTTCTTTGGATCTTTCAGACACTGGGGGCATCCATTCATTGATTACTTTGAGGGCCTCAAAAAACTGAACAAGCAGGTCACGTTGCAAAAAGAGATAGATGACAAATATGCAAATGCATTAGCAAGTGATCTGGCCTATATAGTCCTGAAGAAGGAATTTGACAAGAAGAAGCACTGGGCAGTCAACAAAGAAGCAATGAGTGAGAAACATCCATTCTACCAGCATGTCTCTGAACACACCTGGCCAACACCAAAACAAGTAGACGACTTTGGAGACAACTGGCATAAACTGCCACTTACAAAAGTGTTTGAAATCCCAGACGTCATTGATCCGTCCATCATATACTCAGATAAGAGCCATTCCATGCAAAAATCAGAGGTGCTAGATAGTATCATGAACCATCCCAATACTCCCATCCCAACTAAGAAAGTATTGTCCTCTCTCTTAGAGAAACCAGCAACAGACTGGCCGAAGTTTCTAGAGTCAGTAGATCTAAATGGGTTAGACGAAGAAGATCTGGTTATCGGATTGAAAGGGAAAGAAAGAGAATTAAAGAAAGCAGGACGTTTCTTCTCCCTTATGTCATGGAAATTACGAGAGTATTTCGTCATGACAGAATATCTGATCAAACACCACTTTGTCCCACTATTTCATGGATTGACTATGGCGGATGACATGACTCAAGTTATGAAGAAAATGTTAGACAGAAGTCAAGGGCAAGGAGAGAATGACTACCAGAGAGTCAGTATTGCAAACCATATTGACTATGAAAAGTGGAACAATCACCAAAGGAGAGAATCAAATGGACCAACGTTTCGCGTGATGGGACAATTCTTGGGCTATCCATCTTTGATCGAAAAGACGCATGAGTTCTTCGAGAAAAGCCCGATATACTACAATGGCAGGCCGGATTTAATGCAAGTAACTGGAAACCAGGTGATCAACTCCACTGATAAACTTGTTTGCTGGCAGGGACAAAAGGGAGGGCTAGAGGGACTAAGACAGAAAGGATGGAGCATTTTGAATCTGTTAATCATCAGGAGAGAGTCTAAAATCCGGAACACTCGAGTCCAGACTCTGGCGCAAGGAGACAATCAAGTCATTTGCACCCAATATATGCTCAGCCCCAGCAGAGATGAGAAAGAGATGAAAGAGAAGCTGAAACACATAGCAGAAAACAATGGGGTTATCATGAGCGCCATCGAGAGGGGCACAAACAAATTGGGTTTAATTATCAACAATGATGAGACTATCCAGTCAGCAGATTTCCTGACATATGGAAAAATACCAATCTTCCGCGGAAACATTCGTTGTCTAGAAGGGAAAAGGTGGTCCAGGGTGACATGTGTGACCAATGATCAACTTCCAAATTTATCTAATGTTTTGTCATCAGTCTCAACAAATGCTCTAACCGTCTCTCACTTTGACATTTCACCATTGAATGCTATGCGCCAGTATTGCTTCTTCGGATGCTTTGCTCTTAAACTGGTCTCCATGCACAATCCCGCTCTGCGAGGATCTCACGAGTCACGCTTAGGATTCGATATATCAACTGATTCTACAATCGCAGCTACATTGTTTCTTGATCCATCATTGGGAGGAGCCAGTGGGATGTCCTTGACACGATTTTTAATGAGAATGTTTCCGGATCCAGTCACCGAGGGGCTAGCGTTTTGGAAGGTGGTCTACAACAACACAGATTTGGGTTGGGTAAAGAGATTGTGTACAAAGGCTGGTCATCCCAAATTAGCCAAAGGAGAGATGAACAACATCGGGAAGCTGATAGAGAATCCATCTGCTCTCAATTTAAAGAAAGAGACATCAGCAATCAGTATCATAAAGAACGAAGTGAAAAGATTCTTATACGACAAATGCATTGATTTCGGGAATAAAATTATATCAGCCGCAATCGAAGAGACCAGAGAGGAAGAGCCATATTTAGACAACTTCCTCGCATCCATCTATCCTCTATTTCCAAGATTCTTGGCCGAATTCAAAGCTGCATCGTTCCTTGGAATCACAGATTCCCTGGTCAGTCTGTTCCAAAATTCCAAGACTATCAGAGGTGTGTTCAAAAACAAGTATGCAAAAGAAATAGAGTTAAAGGTCTTGACTTGTGAAATCAACTTACTGAAACTAATACACGACTTTGAAAAGGCGGAAATTTTCCCGATGTGGGATTGCTCCTCTCTACAGGCTAAGATGTTGAGACAAGAATCTTGGGGAATGCCAGTGCATGGAGCTACCATTCCGCACCCTTTAGAGATGTTATCTCTGAAAGATTTTCATCATAGATGTGAGATGATGGATTATATCACAGTCTCTGTAATTGAGCCATTAAACAAATGCTTAGAATCCAAGGGCAGATTGCCAGCTTACTTAGGATCAAAGACATCAGAGACCACCAGCATCATCCAACCATGGGACAGAGAAACAAACATCCCAATGATCAAAAGAGCAGCCAAGCTGAGGAATGCCATATCCTGGTTTGTGAACCCAGACTCCAATCTAGCAAAAAGCATAATGAACAATTTAGAAGGACTCACTGGCGAAAAATGGGATGGTGCATTGGAGGGATTCAAACGAACTGGGTCTGCTCTGCACCGTTTCTCCAGTGCTCGAGTCAGCTCAGGTGGCTTTTCCGCACAGAGTCCTGCAAAATTGACAAGGATGATGTCCACAACTGATACCTTTTGGGGCATAGGGACCGACAATTACGACTTCATGTTTCAGTCCTTGCTAATCCACTCACAGATCACAACAGGCGAAGTCCTTGGAGATTCTGATGCAACAGGAACATTGCATTTTCATTTGGATTGCAAAAGTTGCCTGTCCAAAATAGAAGAGGTAGTCCTGGAATCAAGAGTCACTTACAGTCCAGAAGACAAATCTGGATTACTTAATAAGTGGAAGCCAGAAGGATCAGCATGGTCAAAAGAAAGAACCAGACCGGAGATCCAGAGCACAGCCATAGAGAGGTTAAATAAATCATCCATTCATTATAACATGGGAAGGGCTCAAGGATTTATTTACGGAGATCAGAAGATGACCGGAAGAGGAGGAGACGAGTCATCATTGTTCCCTCTCTCCATCCAGTACAAAGTAAGGGCTGATCTGTTTCTGAACGGACTGATGGACGGTTTGGTTTATGCATCATCTCTCGCAACAATCCACAGGAGGAATTTTGACCATCCGACCAAATTTCAAGCAACACAGTATGGGACATTGGAGTACTTGGTAGAAGAGCTGACAAGTCACCCGCCATTTCTCAATCTTTTGAGATCAGGTCCTTTATCGGAAATATTGAGAAGTGTCCCCCACAGAGTCCCTCCATCTTACCCATTGACGAACAGGGATTTGGGGGCATTGGCACGAAATTACTTGAGATACATGCTACAAACTTTGAAACAGAGCCATCAAAGAAAGGACTACGATGCAAATCTGATAATTTTTGCTGACATGATGTCCCCAGATGTCATATACCCTTACGCCCTAGCGCAAAAGTGCGCAAGATTAGCATTTAAGCCCAAGTGGACTCCAACGGACACAGAAACTTTGAGACAACTGAGAGAAACTGCATCCAGTATGAGAGCAAATCCTGACTTCAAGATGTATCTGTCGAACAAGATAGTCGCAGTGGACCATGAGATCCGCCATGCATCCAAAACCATACAAGAGAAAACCTCTTTCAAAGAAGAAAAGCTCACCTGGGGGAAGGAATTGTCTGGGAAAGTGACAATCTCAGATGTTGTCGTCAGTAATGAGAAGCAGGCAGTCCCTTCAGAAACAGTCAAGCAGCGGAAAGATCCATTAATATCTGGATTGCGACATTTCCAGATGGCCACAGGAGCACATTATAAATTGAGATCAATCTTGGATGCCAAAAAGATCACTTACCGTGATTTCATCTGTGGTGGAGATGGATCAGGGGGGTTGACATCATGTCTCTTAAGACACTCTCCAGCTAGTCGAGGACTCTTCAACAGCTTGTTGGAGATAAAGGAAACAGATTTGAGGGGCAGTTCTCCGAGTCCGCCATCTGCTGTATTCCATTTAGGACCAGAAAGTCAAAGATGCTGCAATCTACTGTCTGCATGGGAAAATCCCAGTGATCTAAGTCAAGCACTTACTTGGGACTACTTTCGCTCAGAAATGATAAAGAGTAACCTTAAAGTGGATCTTATGACATTTGACATGGAAGTGAGGGATGTAGAAATGTCTGAGAAAATTGGAACCATGATTGAAGAGAACTTAGACCTGTTGTCTGAGAAAGGAACATTGATCTACAAGACTTACTTGAGCCGATTTGCATCCGTGAATGTTTGTGCACCAGAGAGGTTCAGCAAGTACTTTTTGAAAGCTGAGTTGATTTCAACTCAATTCACTAGCAGTCACAGCTCAGAAGTCTATCTTGTGTGCACTGGAAAACGAAGGAATCCAAAGAATTTGAAATTTGTCAATTGGAAAATGACTTGGGCACTCGCAAAAGTTCACAAGTGTTGGAATGACACGGAAACCGAGTTGAAACGGGCTTTCGAGCTGCAGCAGATGGACATGTATCAAGGAGTGCCGAAGAAGTTGATATCTGATTGGGAAAACGATCTTCTGGCTTTGACTCTAGGGCTCCGAGTAGAGAGTGGGATAGCCTCAGTCTTGTGCTCATTTCTGAGTACTCATCGACGAATCTTGTCTGGGACGACACTCCTTGCCATCTGGGCTCATGTGGCACTCTACCAAAGAAGACCCGGAACCAGTCCTCCTTCTGTCAGACACTGCCAAGAAATTGGCATCATTTCCACAGGATTTCTTTACTGCTTAGCCCTTGCCAGAGCTGATGTCTCATTGTATAGCAAGGTGAAAATGATGACGGACCATGCCTTTCCCCTCCATTACCACAAATCCAGGTGGAACACAACTACTGGATTGAATCAAACCGTCAGACTAGACAATAAAATGGCAAGTCTTGGGAGTGTGATCAGATTGTTTTCCAGACTTGGTTTACAGGGGGATGCAGACTGGAGGAAAGTGGATGAATCATGCCGATTGATTGTACCACAGTGCACAATGAAATGGGTATTGGCACACACTGGGCTGGCAGGATTGACAAAAGGTGAGTGGTCATTGGGGGAAGTGATTGCTCAGGAAGAGTGGGAGGAAAGAGAGGCTGCATGGACGGAATAAGCTCGAAATGTATTGTATTTTTGTGATGGTTTGCTTTGGGGATATTTTGTAAAATTAGGCTTACTTTTATGTGTTTAATCATTAGAGTAATAAGGGATGTTCTTTTGATATGAAAAAAACTAACAATTACTGAGAAACCGAACCGGTTTGCTAATCAGAGACTGTGTTTGTTTTTCTCGT